TGTAAAATTTTTTTACATGTTTACTTTAGCTTTATAATGATTTTAAGGGATTTGACCATACAAAACTGACTATATAGGGTAGCCATTAGGATCCCTATGATTTACCAAGAATCGCAAATAAACAATCTTTCGAATTTCCAAATCGTTGTGGTACCTCTATCGGTGGTGGGTGGGGTGGGTGGGCCCGCGAACCTCCAAGCAGGGCGAGCTATGCAGTTTTTGCATGGGGTATGGGATTATCCCATACCCAAGATGTTGTGTAAAGTTAATCTAGTAATGTCATATATTCTTTAGTAAAATTTCTACTAAACCAATCCAATCCCTTTTGCATTGTGTCGTAATCTTCTGTCTGTTCTGCGCCAATAATTGTGTCATAGATTGCAACAGCAAAGGCTGGTAGCTTTGCATATTGTTGATAGTGTTCATCATTAAACCTGTTGCCAACAGTTATTTCTTTTGTCGGTTCTGCGCCAAAATAACATTGGTTGAATGGTTTAGGTATTACATAAGTCTTACCATTGTATTTAATGTTTATTATTTCTTTTGTCATTTTATACCTTTCTGTTATGGGATAATCCTATCATTATCATTATTATTGTCAACAGTTATTTTTCTAATAGTAGTCCATTTACGACCATAACTTTCTTCTGTTGCTTTTTCATATCCCTCACTTATTCTTCTGTGTGTAATAAATGCAATCGGTCTACCATGTTCAATATCTTCCATATGTACTGACAGCCAATTACTTTCGCAAGTTTGACTACAAAAATATTTATCTCGCATTCCATAATAACTATTGCGCATATCATAATCTCTATTTAATCTGGCATATCTTCCACGAATTATGCCTTTAGATTTTAGAAATCTATCTGATGTTGCATTTGTATGACACCAAGGACCTTGGCAAAAATGTTTATTGGGCATTTGCGGTAATCCAAATCTGACCTGTTGCGCAACGATAACCATTTTGATTTAAGTCGTAATAAGTCATATATCTTATTTTATCTGTTAACTTATCTCGGACAATTCTACATTTATCGGTCCATTGTGCCTTTCTAGTTATCTGTCTGGTTCTCTTGCCGTCTTTTAGTTTTTTTCTTTCTTCGCCGTTATGAGTAAAAGGTCTATAAGTAATTATAAACTTTGTACCAATATTTAATGTATCATCTATTTTCATTTTATTCCTTTCTGTTATGGGACTATCCTACAACATAGAATAGTCCCTGTCAATAGCTTAATTTAAATTATTTTGCTTTTCGTATTCCTTTCTAATCGCTATTTTTTGCTCTCTTGTCATGGTTGTATTCTTCATGCCTTTAATCATACTAGCCAAATTTTGTGGGTTGTAGATTGTTAGACCTGTTGAATTACATTTTACAAGTTCTGCTTCATCAAGTTCAATGCCAAGTTCTTTCATTAACTCAACACCCTCGCTTAAATATCTATAAGCTTTTAATCCTGTTTTCATAGCTTGTTTTTGTTTCTCGATACTATCAATCCATTTTTGATGACAAGTAATTACATTTGTTTTTGCTTGTTTCAACATTTTAAAAACTATAAATTCTTCTTTAGTACAAGAAATAGTTCTTGACCTACAATGTGATGTTCCAATAATATCTAAATAAAATTGACTATCAAAATCTTTTGCAATTCCGACATTGTTATCATTATCAGAATTGTATCTTGAATAATTACTAAATCCAAGTGCCTTGTCATTTGCTTCAATGTGTTTAGTTTTATGTGGGTTATCATCTTTGCCATTTTGTTGTGCAAGTATATCTGGGTTGCAATCTTTTGCTTTTAGTTCTTCCCTTTTATAAGCATAAGCAAATTGCTTTCCTGTACTATCACTATGATAATTACTTTCACCAACATCACCAAATAAACCAAAATCAAAATGTTCAGATACATTTCTGTCATTTTCATCTTCATTATCTTCTAGTTCATCTTTTGCATAAGAAAAATAAAAGCATTTATCTTTTGCAACAACATCTAAAGGTTGTCCATATTTTTGTTTTAAACTTTTGCAAGTGTCAACATCTTCTTGTGGGTATGCTCTACCAACTACAAGTTTTGCAAGTTCAAAAGCTTTTGGATAAGCATAGTCAACATTTTCTCTTGCTTGAAGATATGCTTCTCTTTCTTGCGTGTTTTCGTTTTCTGCGCTTTCAACATACCGATTTAAAATCTTATTTCTAAATTCAGTATTCATTCTTATTTTACTCATTTAACACTCCATTTCTTTCGTTAATTGTAAAGGTTGTTCATACTTAACTATTGAATAAACAACATTTTTTTTATCTTTCTCTATTAAATTATAACCTTGCAACATATCATTTGCTTTGTCAAGATTATCTGTAAAACTTACAACATTATAAATACTAGTGTCTGAAAGTTTTATTTCTTTTATTATTAAGTACATCATTTTTGCCTTTCTGTTATTAATGGATAATCCCATAAATTAATAAATTAATCAAGTGCCAAAGTGTCGCACTTACTTTATAATAATTCTAAATTGCCATACAACTTATAGTTGTGTTATTTATACCATTAACCACCATCCCCAGCCGCCGTCCAAGTATAATGGATAATCTGGGATATGTCAAGAAGTTTATTTACATTTAATTAAAATAAATATCTTGATTATTATTTATCCTATGTTATATTGGATTTATGTTTTTTATACTGGTTTGGTGATATAAAAAATTTAAATCTGGGGCATACCCAAATCATTGCCCCAGATTGTAGTTTCTGGTTGTGGTGTAAAGTAGATTGAAAGAGATCCAAACACACGCACAGCTAGAACTGATCCCTGATCCGCTAGTACTTTTTGCTAGCATGTATTGGCTAGTGGATCTGGGATTAGTCCTGAAATAACATGGATCTCTGCTCTGAGTATCGGGCGGGGACTGATCCCTGATCTCTTACCCAGCATCCCATAAGAACGCTGGACCTGTAAGGGATCTGGGATCAGATCCATTGGGTAGTAAGTTCAGCTATTGCTTAAGAACTGGGAAGATGGAACTGATCCCTGATCCTTGTTATTAGTGGCAAGGTGCTAGCAACCGCGCTGTGAAGAGCAAGGATCTGGGATCAGTCAACGTCGCGCGATAAAGTAAAATGCGTTGGCTGGTCACTTTAGAATGATTCTAATTTTTTTTCTTAAAAAAATAATCAACAAGCAACAAGCAACAAGCGGGAGGGTGGGCCCACGAATTTTCAAGCGGCAGTTTAGAATGATTCTAAAAAACATTTTAAAAAATAATAGTTGACAAATAAAAATAAGGGATTATATTGGATGTTATGTTAAAGAAAGAATTAGAGAAAATAGTTGGGGGGCTGTCTAAGCCTTCTAAGATGCCGGGCCCAGCTTATAACTTGCCCGCATCAAAATGTATAACTGGCTCGAAGCTGGTAAAAATTAAAGGTTCAGTTTGTGAAGGCTGTTACGCCCTAAAAGGTCGATATAGATTTCCAAATGTACAGGCAGCTCTCGAGCGTAGACTTAAAGCAATTGAATCACCGCAATGGGTTGATGCAATGATACAATTAATTAAGCCGCATAAAGAATTCAGATGGCACGATAGCGGAGATATCCAGTCACTGGAGCATCTTCAAAATATTTTTAGAATTTGCAGGAAGACACCAGATACTAAGCACTGGTTGCCAACACGTGAAGCGCAGATCCTGAAGCGTGTCTCTGTTAACGAAGTCCCGCGTAACTTAGTGATCAGGTTCTCATCTCATATGATAGACCAGGCGCCAGTTAACTTTTGGCCCTGGACATCGACTGTCACCACAGATGGCAATCACAGCTGCCCAGCGGCAACACAAAATAATGAATGTAAAGACTGTAGACAATGCTGGGATCGTAATATAAAAAACGTTTCATACGGAAAACACTAAAATAATGCTTGTATTCAAACATCCTAAATATTATCAGGAAATGCGCAAGAGGGCCAAAGAGTTCCAGAAGCAACAAGCCTCAAGCAACAAGCTGCCAGAATCTTCAAGCAAGAACCATCAAGCTAAATCTTCAAGCAACAAGCGACAAGCATCAAGCCCTGTCGCAGAAGCATCAAGCAACAAGCCTGAGTCAACAAGCTCCTGAATCTTGTCTCCTGTATAAAGTTTCAAGCAGCCGGTGACGAGGGCCTTGGCTAAGATAAAACTATGCTGTGGATGTTTCACGTGAAACGCAATTTGGTGTGGTGAAAATGTCAATTTGTTACGTTTTGTTACTTTGAATTCAATAGTGAAAAATGTGCCTTTTTTGTTGTATGCCAACACATCTGGTGTACCTAAACTGCTAGTATTTTCAAGTCTTGTATAAGAAATGTTAGGTGTATTTTTCTTCCAATATTGATAAAATTTTGCCTCTGGTCCCATCAATTTTTCGACGTAACAAGTGTTTACGATTTTCTTTTCTTAACAGAACCCATTCTCCAATTTTCTGCAGAAATTTCAATCACTAATCTATGGGATTCTCTTGCACCAATTATATTATTTTCAAATAATGTAATGGAGTGAATATCAAAATGACCATCTGGTGAATGAAACTCACCTCTTGGTAATTTAACTTGTACCCTAGCATTTTGACATGTGGGTGATTTTAAAAAGTTATCCAGCTGTTTAGCTAATTCTTTCGCATTTATCATGTAGTTGACTATTACGTTATGTTACGTTAAAAGTCAAGTTATGGGAGTACCTAAAAGATTAACCGAAATGCAACTAAAGTTTGCCAATTTACTGGTGACTAATGAGGGACGTATGCATGCATATGAATGTGCTGTTGCAGCTGGATATGAAAAAGATAGAGCTAGAATCACAGCATCAGAACTACAGAACCCCCAAAAATTTCCATTGGTTGTAAAATATATAGGTGAGTTAAGAGAAGACAATCAACAGAAGTTTAAGATTGATATAGAAAGCCATCTTACTGAACTTGGTAGACTACGAGATGAAGCAAGAAAGTCTAAAGCATGGTCTGCGGCCACTAATGCGGAAGTAGCACGTGGTAAGGCTGGTGGACTGTATATTGAACAGAAAATGATACTGACTGGTGATATTAAAAAATCTAGTGTTGAAGATATGAGAAAAGAACTTGCAACTATCTTAAAAGAATACTCACCGTTAATTGATGGTGAGACTCAACAAAATATAGATGAAAAAATTTTACCTAAAATTAAGAAAGTTTCGTCATCTTCTTCACCCATTGACGAGGAATCATCGTCCGATCTCCAAAAGTAATTCCATCTTCATCTTTATCGTAAGAAGCAAATATTTTAATATGATCTTTTGTCTTTTCGTATAACCAACCTTCGTTTACAGGTCTAGCTAATTTCATTTTATTAAATTGTTTTTCATCAGCCCATCCAGAATCACTAACACAGTCAACCCATTCCACTCTGTATTTTGGAAACGGTATGTCATTATTGACTTTATCAATTGTATTAAGTTTTCTTTTCTTGGGCATAGGGTTCTATAACATCAGGCCTATAGGTTTTCCAGAATTTTAAATGCAAAAATCAAATCCAAAGTATCCTCGCGGCCCCTATCTTCAAAAAACGTTGGTATTCCTTGCTGATCACCAAAGTGCCAGATC